GAATCGGTAACACTTGCAAATGAGATTAAACTAGCTAATGAAGTAGGAGCATATGCACCAATTTTTCTAAGCCATTCAGCAGTAGAATCAATTGACTCATAGATTTCACTATAAATTGCTTCTAAAAAAGTATGGTCGGAATAAAAACTTCTTGTTTCTACATTCCAATGACCGGCATGTGCTTTAAAGTATGTGAGAAAACTATCTCCCAATACTTTATTCAAAGCATTAACTAACTCTTCATTCATTTTAATTATCCTGGCCCTGAGCTTTAACCATTGATTTGTATGCTGAACTATGAGATGCTAACTGTGCTTTATCTCTGTGTACGTCTTGCATAGCTGCGCCTTTCGCTGCTTCAATTTTTTGTGTCTCGGGATCTGCCATGAAAGATTTAAATGAAGCTAAACCAAGCGGCTTGCCTTCATATCCTTGATCCGTAATAGGAATATCAATACCGTGAAATACTTCTTTTTCTGGTTTTAAATTAATATCTCTATTTACAGTAGGTGGATCCGGAGTATATGTCTCTTGTACACCCATTGATTTTCTTAATTGCGATAATGCCTTCTTTGTAGATGACAATTGATCTTCGTTGTCGTCAGCAACATTGTTATTGTTTGAGTCTTTCATTTGTTTATCCGTTATGATTCGTTTATTGCGTTCCTTAACAAACGTTGGTTTGCCGTCCGGGCCAATTCTTGTTACCATCTTAAAGTCTGAAGCATTTACTCCTTCAGCAACATCTCCTGCACCAAATGTAGGAACAGTTGTCCCAACTTCGTTTGCAAATGTGCCATCTTTATGCATGGCCAATTTACTCATTTCTTTCTGATGGCCAGCAATGTATGTCAATTTGTCATCAGGGTATCCTAACATATTTAATGTGTCGTGTGCAATTGCTACGTACATATTAAAATCGTGTGTCATTTTTTCTGTAGCAAACCCATTAGCGGTTGCTTGCTTCTCTACCCCAAGATATGCGTCAGTTGCTTTAACTGCCTGCAAAATATACTTAGGATTTAATTTTGTATTAGTAATTAACTCTTTTAATTGTGTAGATGCACTAGGGCATATATGCAGATTAATTGTTCTATATCCATTATACTCTAATTCCAAATTATGACTTGTCATTTCTGCTAATTGTGCTTTAGACATTAATAGAGCAGGAAGTTTTCTAAGTCTGTTTGTTTCTTCAATAGAAATGGAAGGGGAAAAATCTTTAAAGTGTAGTATTTTATCGCTATCTTTAATATCGTTTATCCAATGTTTTGTAGTATTACCTGATTCTAATTGTATTGTAACGTATGATGAACCTTTGTATACGATTTTTCCCACTTCGCCATTTTTTGATTCTACAATGTTTCCAAGATTAAAAATCTCTTGTGCATGGTATGCTTCTCTAATAGGAACACATTTACTTTGCGCTGTGCTCCAAATAGATCCGGATGGGCATAACTTTTTTTGCTCACCCGGTGTCATTTTCTGCATATAAAGTGTACCTTCAGGCGTACCCCAATCATGTCGGTATGGATTCTCAAAATCCTCTTTGACTGCTTTAATATGGTTAGCAATTTCCTCTGCATGAGGATGTAATGCTTTTGGTAGACCAGATTTGAATTGTTTCATTTCGCCTGCTCTGGCATGAGCACGCATCTTAGTTCCAGACATGCCTTCTACGCCTTCTGCATCAGGATCTCTTTGACCCGCTGAAACTACTTTAATTGATTTAAAATTATAGTGGCCGTGTGCGCCAGCAACACCATTATATTTCTTTAATTTACTTTCATATTCAGATGTACGATCTGAACCTGCAACCATGACCAAATGTTTATATCCTTGGCTGTGTAATTTAGATGCAATATGTAAAAAACTTGGAGATTCTTTAGAAGAACTTGTTACTTTAGTGCCTTCTGGTGCTACGTGTTTTAGATATCCTACCTTGGCCTTAACTGGAATGGGGTCCTTTGTCGTACCTTCAGAATGGGATGCTACAATATGAACGTGCGCATCTGCATTATGCTCATCAGCAACAGATTTGACTTTATTAATGAGTTTTTCGTGACCTACGGTAGGCGGATTAAATCGCCCAAAGGCAAAAGCAGCTGTTTTTTCAGGCGCTTCTGTGATGAATTGTTTAAAGTCCATTGTTTTCCATTAGAATATAGTTGATACTTATTATTTATAAAATAAGGATGTTTGGATTATCAATAATCAAAGCAGTATCACTTACAGCAAACATTAATTTTGTTCTTCCCAAGTTATTGACCCTAGTGCGTCATCATTATTAGTTGTTGATTTAACTGCAATAGTAAATACTTCAGGTGTACCAGTTGCATTCGCTCTAAGCTGAAGTGAATGATCATGCTCTTTAAGATTAACAGTTACGGGCTGTGCGCTTGTGCCGCCGACGAATATACCTTGAAGTAGATCATGTCCCCCTGCACCCAATGTTGTAGCATTTGCATTATACTCTATAACACTATCATTACCAACTGTATTCCAAGAACCACCTGTAACATTGGCATCTGCTATAACTTTATACGCAAAAGGTGTATTTTGTAGACCAAAGAGATCCATTCTTGTAGGTAACACCACTTTATCAACGTGATTAGTCTTTAACCTTATCGATAGAAGGGGCCTGTATACTGTTTGATCCATTGACAACCCGGCAAGGTCTGTAGACGCTGAACGTGTAATTGTAGTAGGGGAATAACCAGCTTCAGAAATAACAGTACTGCAAATCTGTTTTAAGTTACTAGAGCTTGTCGTTATCCCTATATTTTCTATCTCATATCTTACAGGTAGAGTTGCTGTTGTCATATAAACATTAGACTCTAGGTTTGCATGATTAAACTGATGAGCAATAATCAACTCACCATCAATAACAAAACCGGCTCTAACTGAGCCAACACCCAGCCATTCAACATCTGTAAAAAAGATCTGGGCTTTATCTAAATTTAAATTTTTACCACTTGAACCTGTTCCTGATAAAGCATCATTATTCCAGACGTTTTGTTGTATACGTGTGTCTACTGGTGTCCCAGATACCGAACTTCTTTTAACAATGTAGGCGGTATTGCCTGCTCGCTCTAAAAATATTCCGTTTCTGTTATCATAATACCCAACACGCTGTCTAAGATTAGCCTTACCTTCATTCATTACAAAGGTATTCATTGATAATAAGCTTTTACCGGGCTGGTATTGAAAGTATTGTTTGGTTGTTCTAACTGATTTAGAACCGAGTGCTGTACTTACTCCCATGTCGATAGCTGAAATATTACTTACGAAAACTGCAGTACCAGAATTAGCTGTAACGGTGCCCCATATCCTAGGTTTTTCATCAACTGAAAAACTATTATCAAAAATTGTATGCGGTATGGATATCCTTAACCGCCCGAATGCATCGACAGTTGTACCACTAAATGCAACAGTAATAGGTGAGCCTTCTACACCTACCACCGGTAACGCATTGCCTACATCATTTTTAACTTCAACTTCATTTATTATAGTAGCATTACTAGCATTGCTAAAAAGATACGTCATACTATTCTCCACCCATTTCTATAAATTAATTGTATGCCACCGTTGTCTTGGGCAAGAATAAAACCGCCAGTATCATTATCTACAGTACCTTGCACTGTGATAGGATTAGTTGAACAATGGCCAGATTCGTCTTTTATAATATACATTTTACCATCGTTTATAATGCTAGGCAATGTTATTGTTACAGGTCCTGCATAATTTATTCCAATATAATAATCTTTTGTGGATATATTATATGTAGATGTAGTTATCTCTTTTGTTTCGTGATCTAATTTAGCAACAGATCCTGCGCCACCGCCAGGTCCAGCCATTGATACTTTACTGATCCATTGTTCTAAGAATCTTAGCTTCTTTGTTATCGCATCCATATCCGGCGCGACTGTTAACGGATCAGGTTGTTGATAACTATCTTTAGATTTGCTTATAAACTCCGAGGTTCTGTCTGCGAGGGTTTGCTCGGCAACGGGCTCGGCGGTATTGGGTATGGGTGTTTCGGTTTTGGGGGATTCTTTCTTGGGTTGTGTTTGAACCAACTCATTTGTTACCTCCTCTACTGTTTCTGTTAACATTGCCATCAAGTCATCTAAACTCGGAGGTTTAGGAAACTCAATCTGCACTGATTCTTTTATTTGTTCTATTTGTTCTTTAGTTAATGGACCATCGTCGGGGTCATATTTTGCGCTTGTTACTGCAGCACCCAAATCTTTAAATATGTTTTCCGAAACCGATGCCCTAACACTATTACGAATAGCATTAATGCGTTCAACATCCTCAACCAAACGTTGGTCAACCTCTTGCCCCATTGCGCGTGCAAAGTTAACCAAAAGTTCTTTTTCTTTGATAGATTTTATAGACATTCTATTGACATGATGTTATTATATGCTATGAGGCTCAGTGATAAGAGGATTAGCAATTCCACTTTCTAAGTGCTTTGTTAATTCTTGAATCAGGGTCTCTAGCAGTCTCCGCAGATGTTAAGCGCTTCTTCATTCCGCCCATACGAGCGCAAAAAGATTTTCTTCTATTAGCTGCTTTACTTCCTGGTTTTAATTTTGACGGCTTAGTTGTTACAGCAGTTTGTAACTTTGAACCAGGATTTTCTCTACGATATGAAGCAACACCTTTAGCATTTAATCCGCCATCTGGGTTCTTTCCCTCTTTGCGTTGCCAAGCAGCAACTTCTAATAGCTCTTCATCCGTAATGTCTTTTAGATCTTCCCAAATTACTTCTGAATCAACATTGTTTTCTTTTGCAATATCTTCAATTACATCTTCGATTAGGTCAAATATATCTTCCACTGATTCGGCTGATTGTTTAAGTGCTTGTGCTGTTGGTGCACCCTTGCTTCCAGGTTTACGCATACGTTCGCCAGAACCAGCTTTGATTCGTTTACGCTTTGCATGGATATTATCCCACAATCCACGTTCACCTTCGGTAACAGATTGATTTTCTTTAATTTTTACACAATCATCTTTACCGTTCTCTGTGCCGTTATAGCGATAACCTACCCAACAGGCCTTGCCGTCGGCACCTTTGATTTTACCTTTTTTAATTTCGGTAACAAATTGTTTATATGTTTTCATGCTGATCTTTCGAAATTGTTTGCACTGAATTCTTTTCTATCTACAATCTTAGATGGTCTGTTGTTTAGAACTGCCACATGTCCTTCTGGTTTAACAGACTTGCCTTTATAGCTATGATGGAATGCGTAATCTGCACCGCTCAAAGTATGACCTAAAACATTCTTCGCGTTTTGTAAGTGTTTATGAATATCAAAAGTAGTTTTAAACTCTTCTGTATGATTGTCAATATGATCCGTTGCTTTATTTAATGTTTCAGTTTTAGCAGCTTTTGCCTTGTCTGTTTTAACTTTATCTACTTCTTTTTGTAGTTTGTTTGTTACATGGGCTTTATATCCCGCAACACTCGGAGTAGAATTAGTTCTAACAGTCTGATTAATATAAGTCTTTAAATGTTCTTTATGTGGCTCATTGCCACCTTCGATATGGGAATACGACTTTAACTTATTGTTTGCCTCAACTGCTTTCTTCATATGTCCCTCAAACGTCTTTTGTGCGTCTGGTGTATAATTGGCTGAAGATGGTTTGAAAGATGTATCAATCATATGAACATCAGAATGTTTACTAAAATTTGATATATCTGCGTTATATTGTGCCTTCATATCTTCTAGCTTGTTGCCTTGATATGCAGTATGAACCGCTACACCAATCTTAGCTGCTTTTGCTTTTGCAGCTTCAGGCGTACCATTCTTGGCAGAATATGTAATTGTGTTTGGCTTAAAGTGAACTGATCCTGCAGAAGATTCCAAATCTCCTTGAGAATTTGTTTTACTCTTAACACCTGAGTGCATAATGTCACCCTGGTACACTCCACGATTAGGAGTTACTTTTTGTAAATGATGTAGAGCAGCAGTTAATTTATTTACAAGACCAGGGGCATGACCATGATTCTGTTGTATGTCAGATTCAGTATAATTTAATTTTGGATTTTTATTGAATACAGATTTAGATGCAACGAAGAATCTACCTGATTCTGGGTGGTGTCCAAAAATAACTGAAGGCGAGCCATCATACTTTGTTGATATAGATACAGATGATTTTTTGCCTTGTAGAGCACGATGTGTTTCTTGAAGGGTATTAAATGCGTGTTTAAACCCTTCTTCACCAGCATTGATAGGATGATCTTCAGCGTGCTCTAAGTGTGTTAACTTTTCTTCACTTGTAGATTCTTTTAGGTAAGACGTAAAGGAGAACATATTAATCTCCTGATGTCTGACCAGATCCCTTTAAAGCACTCATTGGATCGCTCTGCGAATTGAACTTAACAGATTGTCTTCCAAAAGTCTTGCCTTTATATTTAAAATGCACAGATGCACCGCTATGATGTACTTCAATATTCTCAGGGTCATTATAGATGTGATTGTGGTGTGTACTTGGGTCAATAGAATGATAAGCATTTTTACCACCGCCGGAGACATATGATGTATGTCTTAAATGACCATGGCCTTCAGCCTGCATAGGTGTAGGTTCAGAATGTAGAACTTTCTTAATATGGTGTGCTAAATCTTCTTTTGGCATTGCTTGCAACTTGCTGTGCAAATTCTTAGCTACATTTTCAAGTGTTACTCTGTTTTTACTCTTAATATCTTCTGCTATATGAGGATTGGATTTTAGAATCTCTTTTCTTTCGCCTGCATTCTTTGCAGCTTTTAGAACAGGGTGCTTCTTAAGAATTGCTTTTCTATGGGTATCTAATATTTCTTGTCCACCGTGCGTTGATTCTACACCAAAATTAGATACGGGGACATGCTTAGTTCCACTATCGGTAACTTTTAAACTAACACCGTGATGCTTAACTTGCTTGCCTTTTTTACTAGAAACAACGATATCAGAGGCATCTTCTTTTTGCGATGCGGAAATCCCGGTTGCTCTTTTTAAGTCACCTGGTTTAGATGTCCATTGAACGTCATGTACTTTATGTCCAGCTTGTTCTACTTTTTGCTTAATATCAGCCGCCGCGCCTTTTGCACGCTCATTAATCTTATTATATTCTTCGTGACTGATACTAGCTTTTAATTTGTTGTGCGCCTCTTCTGGACTATCTCCAGTAACGTCTTCGTGTCTGGTCATATGTTTGCCACCGTGTAGGTGATAACCAGTTAGTAATTCGTGTAATTTGCCCTTTGTGTCAGCTGAAGCTTTGCCTTCTGCGGCTTCTTCTGCTAGATACTCTTCGGTAAGGGCTTTAATATATGCGTCGATTTCTTGGTCAAGTTCGAAATATTCGACAATAACATTATCTACATCGTTGCGCAAGTCTTTAAATTTTTTCATTTTTCGTCCATTTAAATGAATTATACTAATATTATTTATATAAGTAGGATTTACGAAACACGTAGGAAACCGGCGAATTTCTCCGCCGGTTTGTTGTTTTATTAGATGTTATTATGCCATGCTTTAATTACCGGATGAAGTATTTCATCGGTGTAGTCCATTTTCATGGTGTTAACAATTGCCAGGATGATCTGGATATTGCCTTTAACATAACCCTTTTTAGAGTTAATGCGATCCACACTGGGACGAAAAGGATTGCGATTTCCTTTTGTCCCCAATTCCATCTGGAATGGAATTTTCGTAATAGCACATTTACCTTCACAGGCATTGAACTTACTCTGAATATATTGCGGAGTAAGATTAAACGTCATCTTACGACCTTTCTTTTCGTGAGCAGCAACACGATTCTTTAAAGCAACAAATTCAGTAATACCAAATTTGTCAGGGGCAGCCTTTTTAGCTCTATTCGCCGCGCGAGTTTTCACGCGAATCGCTTCTTTTTGCTCGGGTGTAAGATTTTTCTTTTTCTTCTGGTAATCCCATTTACCAAAAGCCGTTGCAATGGCATCCTCTTCGGTTGTCAACGGTCTTGCATCTAGTCGCCTAATCTGATGCAGGCGTTTAGCTTCTTTACGAACTTTCGGATCTTCAAAATTATACGTCATAATTAACCTTGTGGATCATTTTATCACCCATGTGACTATTAACGCTTGCTCTTGAGAGAGCGTCATACTCAGCTTGAGTAATTTGTCTAGTAGATACAATAGTTTCTCCTAGATATTTTTGATCCAATTCTGCAGCTTCTTCCATTACGACTGTGTCCTCAGCGTGTTCTTCTGATAAACAATCAATAACATAATAGTGTCTGAATGTGGTAATAGTTTCAACGACAAATAATGACATAATATAAACCTAATAAAATTCCGCTGACGCCTTGCGGAAACACTTTATCTAAAATAGACTGGTCGGAGTGCTCGTTCTAATTTAAATTAGAATGCGTCGCTACCGTGCAAAGCGTAAGCAGAAGCTACCATTGCGCGAGAAGGAGTGCCAAGACGGTAAGCAATTTTACCATTCTTTGTGCTGTTAGTGTAAACAGCGTAACCGTCTGCACGGAGTTCGCTGATACGAGGACGGATGCTGTCCTCTTTGCTGTTGGTCAAGCCTGCGATTTGTGCAGGTGTGAATTGACGACCAGATTTAAGAATATTCAAAACACGCTCTTTAAGCATATTAATCTCCATTATACAAAATAACCGCTTCAGAAAAATATACGATAATGGCGGTTGATTCATTATCGGATATACATTATTATAACAGAAATATTACATTCTGTCAACCGTGTTACCGAGGTTTTTTGACCTTTTTAAGATACTCAATTCCAATTTTACCCTGTTCAATTTCATTCAAAGCAGTTACTATTGGTTTATTTACAGTATCAATCAATGGCTTATATCCACGTTTTAATTCTCTTGCTCTTATAGATGCAATAAGAACCAAGTCATATCGATTGCCAATCATTTCAACTGCTGCTTGGGATGTGTATCTAGCTGTCATATTTACCTTTATTAAATGGTGCGCTCGGAGGGACTCGAACCCACGACCAAGGGATTATGAGTCCCCTGCTCTAACCAACTGAGCTACAAGCGCGTTGTTTCTATTAAAAAAATGGTACGAGGGGCGGGATTCGAACCCGCAAGGCTTGCGCCGTCAGATTTTAAGTCTGATATGTAGACCGTTCCATCACCCTCGCGTTTGTTTATCCCTTGTAATCTACATTGATTTCAGACCAAGTGCGTAGCTTATCGAATTTTCTTTGTTTAAACTGAACTACATTACTATAAGAAATAACTTTATGAGAATCTAGTAAATCAATCATTGCTAGAACATCACCTAATTCTTCTTCAAGATGGAGTGTATTTGTTTTGTTTGGGGTATCTGGATGGGTATCAAACAATCCGAATCGAAATACTTTCGATGTTGCTTGAATTACTTCTGCGCATTCTTCTTGTAAAATCTGAAGAATTGCTGCTTGATCTTTATTAAGTTCGCTCATATTGTCACCTTAAAAACATATTATAACAGATTATTTATATTGTGTCAAGCATATTCGTAGTTTACGGTATCCAAATTCTTTCTAAATTCGGTTGCTCCGTTTTTAATATGAAAACGTCTTGCCATTTCGGTTGGTGGACTTAAAGTAACAAACCGTTTAATGTGTGGTTTATTTTGAACTATATCGTTTCTTGCTTTGAATATAAGATCACGCCCTGAACCCGGAGAATAACTCCAGATAGTGTAGAATATAACAGTAGATGGTGCCGTAGAAGTTTTAAATAATTCAGAACAAGATGTGGGAATTTCATCCATATAAGCAACACAAACTACTGCCTGTGGCTTGTCATCTTTCATTAAAATTAATATTTCTCTATTTTCGCTAATTCTAAAGTCTACAGGAATCTCGGGACGAACAGGGTCGTCCTTGATTATGTTTAATATTGGATCAGATAAACTCGATGGTCTGTATAGCATGATTATGTCCACGGCGAAAATTGAATAGGCTTATAATCATATTTATACATTATGCCTTATAATTTTCGTTATTTATAAAAATATTTTTGGTGCCCAATGTCGGATTCGAACTGACGACCTACCGCTTACAAGGCGGTTGCTCTACCACTGAGCTAATCGGGCAACTCTTAAGCTGCTTGCTGGTATGCTAAAATTTCTTTTAATCTATCAGCACAATACGTTGCTGCAAATGCTTGCGGCTTAACCATAGGTACAACATTACAAGTACCTTTGATATAACCAACTGCTTGTTGAATCACAATAGAACTGTTATGTTTGATATCTGGGTTAATATCCAAATGGATTTCAACTTCTTTATCCTCAATACAATCCACAATTTTGTGGTACAACTCTGCAACTTTATAAACTTCATTCATTAGACGCATGGAAGGCCTCCCCGCTTTTGCGTCATAGTCTAGCTCGGTTTGCACCTCGCCAAATATCTTACAACCGTGACGTCCATCGATGTGTACTACGATTGCAAGAGTATAATCAGCATACCATTTTCCATTACGCTTTAATCGTTCGGAGTCTGCTCCGATATAGATTTTAGTCTCGGGGGACTGAGCTTGGATAAAAGACTTTACTTCTGCAATATTGATTTTTCTCATAATACACCTTAATGGAGCGGGAGGCGAGAGTCGAACTCGTCTATTTCTGCTTGGAAGGCAGACGTGTAGCCAAAAACACTTCACCCGCATTGGCATCCCCCAAGAGACTCGAACTCTTACTAACGGTTTTGGAGACCGTCGTGCTGCCATTACACTAGGGAGAATCATTCATTGATCAAATTTTTCGGCAATTGATCTACTTCATATAAGTTATTATCTTCATTAAATCTTACAACTTCTGTAAGAACTTGTTCTGTTTTATCTTCTTGTTTAAAGATTGCGTCATAATTAGCATGAAATTCTTCTAAATTTGTTGGACGCTGTTTACTGCCTTTTCCTGACATTTTGCACACTCCTGTAAAGTTGGACCGCCCGAGAGAATTCGAATCCCTAACCTCTTGGTTCGTAGCCAAGTGCTCTAATCCAATTGAGCTACGGGCGGATATTATTATATATGGTGGTAATGGTAAGAGTCGAACTTACACCTTGCGCCGTATGAAGGCGGTGCACTACCATTATGCTACATTACCGGTACCAGCGGAGAGACTCGAACTCTCTCAAGAACGCTAATCTGGCGCTAAAAGGTGTATAAGACCTCTCTGACTACCCAGTCTCGCTGGCATTAATATGGTGGAAAGTGTGGGAGTCGAACCCACTCACCGGTTTAATCCGATGACAGATTAGCAATCTGCTGCATTACCATCCTGCCCACTTTCCGATCTGGAGGAAACGGTGAGATTCGAACTCACGGACCCTTTCGGATCGCTAGTTTTCAAGACTAGAGCCATAGACCACTCGACCACGTTTCCGAAATTATTGGTGGGTGGGAGTGAGAGTCGAACTCACATTACGCGGCATATACATCCCCGTTTTTAACCAATTAAAATATCCCAACCCATTGGGCAGAAGTATGAGGATCGAACTCATGATAGCGGAATCACAACCCGCGGTTTTACCACTAAACTAACATCTGCATTGTTCTTTATATCTTTGACTTAAAGCCGAATGGGCAGTTTGATTCTTTTTTTGCCCTTGACAGCTCTCGGTGTTGACCGTACCACATAACTTTCTGTCCATACGATCTTGTCATATCTCCATATTCCTGATCTGAAATAAGATGACATTTAATGTCAACATCAGATTCTGTGATAGGAATAAGTTGTACCAAAGGTTCGCCTGCTTTAAAATTTGTGACAGAACCTTGTTTTACAAACATATTAACGTGTGTGTCATGTTGTGTCTGGTAGTCTACTACCCCTGACAAAATATGCACGTTCGTATATCTTTCGGTGTTTTGATAATCAACTTGATTCCAAGAAAAATTAACACCAGACTTTTCACGTATCAACCATGGACTACGAAGCTTGATATGTTGATATCCTTTGTATAAATTATCCCAATACATCCAAGATGGATGCGATGATGTGTCTTGTTGCATTGTTTGCATTGGATCTACAATATTGTATGTTCCGTCATGCAATACTTCAATACCAAAATCGCTCCAGGATGGCAGAATAAAACCTGTGCTAAACAAGTTGCCTAACGCATAACATCTTTTTGCTGTGCTTACAGACACCGTCATATTTGTTCTGGGGTTTGCGTCTGCTTTTAATTCTTCAAAGGCAGGCAATGATTTCCATTCATTAGGAATAAATTTGTTTGCTTTATCAATTTTAAATAATTCGTAAACCGCAGGAATATTGACAAAACAATCTACTACTAATTTTTTTCTTTTAAACAAAAACATATTAACCTTAATAACTACACCATATAGAAACACTCTTGTTTGGATTCGAACCTTGTTCTAGTATTGTCTATCTGCGCTTCCCACAGTGCTGACAAGAGTGCTTTTATATGGTACGAGTAGGGGGATTCGAACCCACGACCAATAGATTAAAAGTCTACTGCTCTACCAACTGAGCTATACTCGCATTATGTTGCCTTCGCAAAGCTTTGTTGCTTTTACGATGGACTCCCGCTTTGCGTTGTAATGCCAAAGCAACGAAGCGATTACGTTGCTTGACGATCATCTTAAGTTTCATTACTTTCTCCTAAAAATGGAACAGGGCCCTGGACTCGAACCAGGAACGACAGAGTCAAAGTCTGTTGAGTTACCATTACTCCAACCCCGCCTGTGTTTGGTCCGGCGTAGAGGAATCGAACCTCTATTGACTGCTTAGAAGGCAGCTGTATTATCCGTTATACTAACGCCAGCTAATTTTATTCTTGTACTGCAAGAATATCTTCTTGGGAAATAATTCCCATGAATAGGTCGCCTTCTTTTACGACTTTAGATTTTGTCCACATTGGGTAAACAATATCTCCAACTTTAACCTCAGTAACTTCTGGACCAATCGCAAGAACAGTCCCCGCTCTTGTGTTATCATCCATACGGGCTTCGCCTACAAAAATACCGCTTTCGGTTTCTTTTGGCTTTTCATTTTCAATTACTAATACTTTATCATGCAGAGGTTTATAGTTCATATAATCTTTCTAAAAAATTTGGTGCATCGTGAGAGACTCGAACTCCCGACAGCCTGCGTGTAAGGCAGGAACTCTACCAACTGAGTTAACGATGCGATTGGTGGAGGTGACAGGGATCGAACCTGTTGTGACATAAGTCGGAAGATTTACAGTCTCCTGCCATACCATTACGGCGGCACCTCCAATGGCTGGCCAACCTGGGCTCGAACCAGGGACAACTTGATTAACAGTCAAGTGCTCTACCAACTGAGCTATAGGCCAATAAAAATTACGCTTTCGCTTCTTTGCGTGCGTTCTTTTCTGCAGTGATTTCGTTGCGTCTAGCTTTTACAGCTTTTGCAAGTTCACCCAATGCCTTGCGGGCGCGAGTCCCGGCAGCACTATTACCTTTTTCGAATTTATCGTTCTCAGCAAGATATGCCTCGAGATTTGTTTTGATGTCTTCAGTTGAGTTCATAATTTTCCTTATGTTAAAAAATGGTCGGAGTACAAGGATTCGAACCTTGGACCCCCTGGTCCCAAACCAGGTGCGCTACCAGACTGCGCTACACTCCGAATTATTTATATGGTGGAGGAGACAGGGATCGAACCTGCGACCTATTGCTTGCAAAGCAACCGCTCTCCCAACTGAGCTACACCCCCAATTTAAAATATACTTTTGCAATACATTTTAAATTGGTGCCTAAGGAGAGACTCGAACTCTCAAAATTTGGCTTCTAAGACCAACACGTATACCAATTCCGTCACCTAGGCAAATGCTCTGCGTCCTCCGGCGGTAATTATAGTACAGAAAAATATGACGCTATCATATCCCTCACGCGTACCTTCCACCCGCTTCCCGACAAGGACCGCTCTCGTGCTGCCAACGGCCTTTCGGTTTAAAGACTACCACCCGTAAGTTACGAACTTACTTCACTTTCTGCGGGTCACAGTAGCCAGACGTTACTCCGGCGGGTTTTAAAATGGTTGGTCCCACTTTGAGGTGCCATTTAACTTAGACTGTCTTTATGCATTTATAGACTAAGACCATAACTTGGCGGTCTGTAGGGAATTCGAATCCCTCCTACAAGCGTGACAGGCTCGCGTGCTTACCGCTAACACTAACAGACCAACTTGGGATAAGCTACTTGCTTCCACGCAAGCCCTTAATTGAGCGGTTACTCTGTCCATCTCATTTATTCAAAGTCTGTGTGCAGTGAGATTCTGCCTATCAGAGCCTGCGAGGGTATTTTTAATCCTCACGCTAACGGTTTTCTGCCACCGGATCTCTGTCGCTAATCAAACGCTATTTTAACGAAAATAGTAACGGGATTTTTAAATTATGTCTTATTATAACACCTTAACACACTTGTGTCAAGCATTATTTGGAACCTGGGGTCAGATTTGAACTGACGATCTTACGGATTTGCAATCCGTTGCATTTGACCACTCTGCCACCCAGGCGTAACCATTATTTTATACACTTGATAATGCACAAAATAATGGCGTCCCGTACCAGATTCGAACTGGTGTACTTACCGTGAAAGGGTAATGTCCTAGGCCTCTAGACGAACGGGACAATTGGTATCCAGTAGAGGTAACGCTCCTCTGTCTTTCGATTATCAGTCGAGTGCTCTACTATTGAGCTAACCGGATACAATGGTATGCTAATTTATTAAAGAACTTAGCTTAAATAACGATCTATTTAAACTATATTATAACATCTTTTAATAACCTTGTCAAGCATATGGGTATTAAAGCATGTCACAAAAGGAAAACCCTCGGACTGTGGAGTGCCGAGGGTTCTAAGATAAACTTGTACGAAAAATTTAAATTTTAACCCTGGAGCACACTCCATGAATTTTTGTCTGCAACGCGTTCTGACGTTCTAATATAAGAAGTCGGTATCGGATGCTGACAGAAAAGGTTAAAATTATTTCCCATAAAAATATTTATACATCTCGGCACCGTTTTACTGGTGCTTTGTTAAAATTAAATTGGCGCGTCTTCCAACTCTGCCAACTGCTTCAATTCTTCAAGTTCCAAGTCATCTTCAACAACTTTTGACTTGATTACTTTAGGTGCTGCTACTTTCTTAGGAGCAACTGCCTTTGCCTTTACAGGTGCTGTTTTAGTCTTAACTGGTTTGCTAACAACTGTACCTTGTTTCTTACCCATTGTCTCTGTAATGAGGGGCGCCCATTGCTTGAAGATACCGCCTACATCAAGAAGATGTTGACAAGCTTCTGCTTTGGTCATTGCCTTAGGCAACTCAATCAACTCAAGAGGTGAATGACCACCCTTAGACAAGAGTTTAACGCGTGATGCCAAGTCATTAGCAAAACGAACTTTTGTGACGCCATACTGTGTGGAAACGCCGACTACTGTGAATGTACTCATAATAAAGATCCTTCAAAAAATGTAAAAATTAACAACTTCACAATTCATATTATATAGCCTTTCGACTACCTTGTCAAGCATTTTGGATAAATTCTTTAACTTTATTTGCATGCTTGCAAGTCCTGCGGAATTGAAATCCTACACAACTGCAGGAAACAATACCATTATCCGAAACGACATTATAGATATGTCCTTTCGATTTAGATTTAACTTTGAATATACGAGTTTCTACTCGATTATCCGGAAAATTAAATCCAACGATAAATCGCTTATTAATATGAGATGTAGGATATTCTGGATTACCTGTATATACAGAGACATAATCATTATCTAACCATTTAGGATTATTAACGACTTTGCCCTTGAATATATTATCCTGAAATTCTTCACCTAATATATTCGACTTCCATCGAGTTTGAATCTCGACTTCTGATCCGATTGAAAAGTTCTTTATCATGTGCTTATTATAACAGAAAAAAGAACCCGAGTCAAATGCTCGGGTTCTAGGTGTTGTTCTAGTACAACAGGTGAAATTTGCTTAAAAATTAAGCATTTTCTTTTTCAATAATTCCTTCTGCTTCAAAAAAATCGATTGCGTCATCTACGCCGTTATTGTGTCCCCATTTGTAGCATGCAAAACAAGCTGCTAACATTAGCCCTAATTGTATTAGATCATATAGAGTGAATGTAATATTTTCCATGTATCGCTCCTTTTAATTATTCTTTTGTCAATTCCTCTGCAAACCAATCTGCGTGTTTCTGCCTTAGATTTTTAAACTGGTCATGTTCCACTAGGAATTTTGCAACAAGACTGTTTTCTAAACCATATGCTTCTATTTCCCAAGGTTGATCCCAATAGGATGTGTCATCATCGTATTTCTCACCAAACCATAATGTAACATACTTATCTTTTTTAAACTTATCTTTAGCTTCGCCTTTGGCATGCTGTTTCACATGAACCATTTCATGTGCGAGCACTTTGAACATATTAATCTTTTTACGTGTTCTTAATAGTTCAATTATAAATTCTCTTGGATTGCCATCTCGATCAACTTCGTATTCGCAAAAGCCTCCGGCATCTAGCTTATCACGTACAATAATTTTAATAGATATGTTTTTAGACAATTGAGGGGACATTAAATTCTTTGCAAATGATTCAGCTGCTAATTTTAACAAATACACCAGCGTTCTATCTCTTGCATTTCTTACGGAAACAATCATTATGTGTCCTCCTCTAATTTTATTTATACCTAATATATTTCCTCAAGTCCAAAGTGATTGTCTAATTTTAATGAGGCGAATCAGCATTGCTTCATCTTCTGCCATATGTTCTGCTTCAATTTTGTGAGATAGATCTAGAGCAGTCATACATTCTTTTCGTTCTTCTTCTGTCTCATTCTCATGACCCCATAGATCGCCACCAGCTTTTTGTCTGCGTTTTTCACAATATGCAGACCATCCACCAGCTTTCATAGGATCTACACGATTACGATATGTTTGTGTCCACCATAAATAAAGTTCTTTAATTTCTTTTGCAGATGTTGCTTGACTTGTAGGTTCAATTGTTTCGCCTTCTTCGGCATATTCTGAGTTATCGAGAGATGCTGCCCAATCAAGATGATCTAGGCCTGCTTGAGCACTGCGCCATGTTCTCCAACGGAACCAACCTTTAGCATAGAATGGAGGATTATATTTTTTACAAGCATCATCATCCCATGCAATATGTTGCCAAGCTGTTTCTACTTCAACAAAGTCTACAAGTTCATTAAAGAGACAAGGCAAAAAACGATTACCAACATCTTGCCATTGCCCGGGCTTAATGTCGCGGGGATGAGCAGTGAGGCTATGAGTGCGAGTGACCCAACGGTTATTAATGTAGTATTTTACATTGTATAAAGTATCAATTGGCAAACGAACAAATGTCTGAATTGAGTCAAATGCCTCTTCTACAATCCAGTAACGAATTGGATGAGTTTCTTTTGCTTCTTTTTCCCATTTATGCCACCCGCCACTAGTTGCGGATTTAGGCTTTGTTGTGCCTCTAATCCAATCTGCAATTTTTGTGTTTGACCAATATGTTCTCATTTTAAACCTTAATTGACGAGAAGTCTCGTTTGCCTTTACCTATAATATCATTCATATTATAAGTGCTTTTAGGTTGTCTGTCAACCCTATCAATATCCAAATTAGCATCTGTCAAACCCTTTTGAGCAGATTGTTCTAAATCATATAGTTTCATCTTAGCTCTATCAACACCAATCATAAATCGTTTATTTGCGGTTGGATCATTATATCGATTCTTCAACTGCTTGACCATAAGTTGATTCAATTGCTCAAGTTCTTCAGTCGAAATCAAAGCAAACATAAAGTCAACTGTTGCAGGCAAACCAAACGATTCAGATGTATCTGTTAGTTCAACGTCTGTGTTTCCATAACCACCTCGAGTTGTCTGTGTAGCTGATAGAATAGGCACATTCTCTTCAACCGCCAATCCACGAAGTTCTTCAGCAATAGACTTAATCAAAGTATAAGAATTAATATTTGAACCTGCTTTGAATCTTGAGCTAGCACAAATGTTCAAATAGTCAATGATAATCATTGCTGGTTTAAATTGTTTTTTCAATTGTAATTCATTTAACAATGCTTTAAAGTGACCTACGTGCGCACCTGCTGTAGGATATTCTTTAATGATTAGATTGCCTTCAGTCTTGTTACGAATCTTTTCAATACGGGATTCAAACATAGACTTCGGCAAATCTTTCAACTGATCCATAGTAATGTTCATTAAGTTTGCATCAATACGTTCTGCAATTCTTTCTTCAGCCATCTCAAGAGTAATATACAAAACATTCTTACCTTGAGATAAAGTAGATGCTGCTACATGACACATAAACAAAGACTTACCAACACCTGTACCTGCAAGAACAACATTCAATGTCTTGTTAGGCAATCCGCCATTAGTAATTTTGTTAAAGTATTCTAAATCAAATGGTGTGCGAGATTCTACACGATGATAAAACTCATATCTAGATTCGGCACTTTGTAAATAATCATGTCCAACATTGTTGTCGAAACACACTCCTAGCGCTTCTTGCAATAATGAAGGGATTCCATCTTCAGACTTTCCCTTGTCTCTACCATCAATAATAGCAATGGATGAGAGGATTGCATTATAAATTGCTTTGTCTTTACAGAACTTCTCTGTTTCTTTATATAACCAATCCCGGTTATGTTCAGTTGGATCAAGTAAGTTAACTGTGTCTACAATCTCTTTATATTGATCTTCTGTTAGATTCTTATCGTTTTGAACCGCAATAACCAAAGCATCTTTGTTCGGTACTGCATTATATTGATCTATAAAATCTTTAATTCTATCGTAAATTATCTTTTCATTGTTGTCAATAAAATATTCCCGCTTTAAGAACGGGATTACTTTTCTCATATATTCATCATCATTTATCAGATTTTGAAGAATTACTGTCTCGATTTTTGAATTCATTAATAGCCTTTGTCAAAATATCATTCACTACCCCATTAAGGGTTTCATTAAAACTATCAGATTGCGTATCTATTTCTCTGTCTTCTGGTTGTTTAAAAACTGTGAAGTCGAGTGCGATTGTCCCGTCATCACTATTTTCCATCGAGAGGGAAGTAATTGCAATGGTTGTTCCGGCAAACTCACCTTCCAAAAGTTCGAAGCCCCATAAATCAGTTTTTTCATTTTGAATTGACCAAGGTTTATACTTCACTGGCATTGTTAAACTCCTCATCTATTTCTGCATCATCAAAACTTCTACCTAACATCTCCCCACCTGCCATACGATAGCTATCTTCGATGTATGTTCTGAATAGTTGCGATGTAATAATAGGCAACCAAAACTCTTTAGTGTCTC